AATTCCAGCCTTTCTAATAATATCTATTTCGTAATTGATGGCATCTACTGTAAATGTAAGATTGATATGATAACCTTTATTTATAAAACGGTTCTGTATCTCTTGTTTCTTAATACCTTTTGAGTTCTTATTAAAGAGAACTTCCTCTAATATAAGGGGTATGCTAGACTTTCCCTGTCCGTTAGTACCGACAAGTTGAGTGAGATTTACTTCATCTAATTGAAGGGTATTCCCTTTCCCATAGCTGAAACAATTATCCCATTGTAGCGTTTTTAGAGTAATCATTAAATACTGCCATTATATTTTTTATCTTGTCATCAGTTAAATTAAGGATTGCACTTAGATATTCTACTAATTCTTGGTCAATAGTCATACCTTTTAAATTAAGCGTAGCTTCACTACTTCGTTTTACTACTTTCTTATCAAGAAGCTCTGAGTTCTTTACTTTTGCTAAATCTGCTACATCGCCCTCTATCTCATAGATCGTATGATGATAGTCAGTTGCAATCATTTCTTCTTCAGAGGTTATTGTCTTTCTAAGTAGTTGTGGAAGATCAAATTCTCTCCACTCCCAAGTATTTTCATGAATAAGTACATATCCTGTTTTAACTACTTCTCGGTGAAAAGTAGTAGTCATTGGGCTGCCTGGATAAATAATGTTTCTTTGAGTATTGCTGTGAGCATGAAGATCACCAGCAAATACTTTTTTGAACTTTTTAAATCTATCCAGATCAACCTCTGGGGTAACGTGTGGTTGTATCTCACCCCGTACGTGCGTAAAAAGAGGTTTCTTAGGGTTACATTTTTCTATTGATCCTTTCTTGTGTAAATCACAATAAGGTAGAATTGTTCCCCACTCAAACTCTGTGGTCTTGTCTACAATAGTAACAAGTTTATTCACATTCTGAGTAGCTCTTTTTAAGTTTGAAAAGAATGTTTTGTTCTTCTTTGTTGCTTCATGGTTTCCATCATAAATATATGTTGGAATTGAAACATTTTGTACAAAATCAAAGTAAAGTGTAAGCTCATCCATTGTTGGGATTCTATCAAATAGATCTCCTCCAATGACGTGCATATCCACTAATAGTTCTATGGTTCTGATTTTGTCAAAAAATAAATCAAATCTGGAACACGCCCACGGCAAGGGAACATTCTTTTGACCTAGCTTTAAATGCCAGTCTGCCGTAAATAAGATCATGAAATTTTAAATTCTTTACTTACTTCCTCAGGTGTTTCTGCACCAGAAGGTTGAGTTATTCTTTGAAGTAACTCAAGTTGTGCATCCGCAGTAGGTCTAGGTAGAACATCATCCATTGAACGAATTTCTTCTATAGCTGCTAACTCAGACTCATTTAATGCTCTATTTTTGCATTTTAATGCTTGAAGTCTGTACTCAACATTAAAAACCATTGGTCCAGTTTTAACTCTTTGAAAGTAAACGTCCCAACCAGTTTCTGCATTTGTAGGATCTCCTAGATCCTCAGCTGCTACCATGATTTGTTCCATTAATTTTTTCTTGAGATTCATTACTTTAACTTTGCCGTCTTTTGGGTCTATGCATTGAATTGCGTATGCCCAGCCACACTTAGCTTCAGGAAAGAAATCACGAATGTAATCCTTTTCTAAGTTGTTAAAAGTTTCTGTTTCTCTATCAAAAGCAAGACATTCCATAGGAATATTTTTCCCGTTCTCGCCCTTGACCCAATATACATATCTTGGTAGTAGATCACCTACCATACGTATAATGTTGTCACCTTCTTTATAGGTGTATTGATCTATTTTATTTTTTATCGCACTCCCTTGTGCTTGATTAAAGTTTATAGCCATTTTGTTCTCTGTTATTTTAGCGTCTTATTCATATTTAAAGTGTACCGTCCCATCTTTAAAATGAAGAAGTCTGTTGTTTTCAAATATTTCTGCCAACATTGGCAGATTAATTAGAGGAAGACTGGTTTCCCCTGTTTCTTTATAATCATGTATGTTTCGATAAGAAGCCACTCCGACATACTCGGCAATTTCTTGTTTAGAGTAGGAAGTTCGCACCTTTAATAATTCTTTCGGGTTTAGTAGATAACTATGCCCTACGAAACTTTGACCATAATATTTATAAGTAGGATCCTTAAAGTTATAAGGAACTCTAGGATAGGTTAACATTTGGATAATCAGGATAATTGATCCTGCATCTGCTTCTGTTGTGTCTAATATTTTTTCCCAATTATATTTTATCATTATATTATATCAAATTTTTAGATTCTTGTCAAGTAGTATTTTTTGGAGGTCATTATAGGGTTGATACGTCATATCCTTGTTTAATGTAATATCCAAGTCGTGCATTAGCCTGTCGTCTTGCAGTATTCCCTTTTAAGTGAATATCTACCACCGTTGGCTGCATCTTTCCTTCGTATGTACGAACAATTCTTCCAATTAGTTGTGTAAGTAATGGTTCATTATTTACTGGTGTACCTAAAACTAAGCAGCTAAGAACGTCTAAAGAAATACCTTCTGAGAATATACTCTGTGTACCATACAATATGTTTTTATCCTTAAATATCTGATTAATTATATCTGGTCTTTCTTCGTGTGGGACTGAACCCGTTACACAAACTGCATCATCTCCTGTGAGTCTGGCACAGCTTCTTAGAAAGTCCACTCTATCAGATACCACCAATACTTTATGACCACGAGCAGCGTATGCACTAGCAGTTAAAGCCACAGAGTTTTGGTACTCTGGGTCATATGCTAACTCATTCACTCTATTAGCCCACGGGATACTTGATCCATCCATAAAACGAATATCCATTTTTAGGATATCAATTTTTGGTACCATAAAGTTTTCCTTTGGTGGTTTTAAGACATTATTCCCAAAATAATCTCTAAAAACTACGTGTCTGCCATCTTTTCTTTGTAAAGTACCTGTCAGTCCTATCTTATACCTAGCTTTATTTTTATCTATAATTCTTGAAAATGTTGGACTACTAACGTGATGCATCTCATCAAGTATGACTGTTCCAAATTCTTCTCTAATCTGTGGTAATCTTCTGTATAATGTTTGAATATTGCCAACTACTATTGAAGGCTCTATATCAAACTTACCACTACCTATCACTCCCGCTTTAAAACCATAGACTTTTTGTACTTCGTTTTCCCACTGTTTGCGTAGAGTTAAAGTGTGGGTAACTATTAAAGTTTTCTGACCCAGCTTTCCAGCTATTGCTAAACCTGTAAATGTTTTTCCCCAACTGACCCAAGCGTTTATTATAGCATTATCATTAACTTCATCAAATACTTGTTGCTGGCTTGGTCGTAAAGTGAGCTTAAACTCTGGGAACTCTACGGGTTTTAATATTCTTTTGTCTATTACTTCGTAGTCTTCCGGTATTAAATCTATTCTTCCTACTGGAAAAGCTACTAGTGTACCTCTTATTTTTGCCATATTTTTAATAATTATGGGTGGATCTCCATACTTATAAGATGGTATAGCATAAGTTAATTCCTTATCAATTTTTGCCAACTCTTTTAATCTTAGCTCTATATATATTCTGTCACTTATTATTGCTTTCATATCCTTTAAACCATTGTACTAATGAGTATCTTATTCCTTTTGTAATAGGTGTTACCTTATGATATAAATTAGAAGGAAAAACTATAACAGTTCCTTGTGCCTTTTCAATAGGTTTTATACTATCAAAAATTAACTCTCCACCTTGATAATTTAAAGGATCAGAAAGTTGAACACTAACACTCAATATTCTTTTATTAGTTTCATCAGCATCTTTATGCCTTCCGTAGAAATCTCCTATATTATAGATTGCAAACTGTAAATCTTCAGCTTCTTTTATATCATAGTCATAGTTTGCAAAAACTATCTCATGTATATAACTTTTAAGAAAAGCATTATCTATAAAGGCTATTTTTGTAGCCCTACCTTTAGATTTTTCATTATTTTTACCTATACCTGCAGTTAGCTGTTCGCGAGTTAAACCTTCTTGGATTATTGATTCACAAGCATTATCAGGTATAATTGCTTTAAATATTTTTATCATGCTACCCAAGCTACTATAATTATATATGTTATAATATGTATTAACTGATCAATACCTGTTATTGCTCTTCTGATTTGTTCTCCCAACCCCTTTCTTTTATAAAGAAATTTAGTTTTGATAAAATCTTCGTGATAGTGTATAAAGCCATCAAACAATACTGAATAGATTACATACTCTAGTGGTATAAAAGCTACTAAAGCAAGAAAACAGAAAAACATATGTACTCCTAAATGTTCAAGACTTCCTCTTGAACCATATATATGTTTATTAGTGGGTACAGTCCATGCAGGATTAAATATATAATCTGCTAAAAAATGCTTTATTGCTAAAGCCGTCATTAATATTGCTGTTAATGTCATATTTTCCTCCATGTGTCCTTCTTTTTTTCTTCTGCTAGATCAAATAAAATCCACGGTACATTGTTCTGGTATAAAACCCCTGCCCAAGATATGCTCTCGGGCAGTGGTCTTTTGAGGGGGAAGGGGAAAGGGCAATCTTTAATCCATAGCATACTTACTATGTTTTTATTTTCCACCCTCAAAATCTTATGATATTTTAGAGGTACTGTAGTTGTTTTATGTTTTTCTATAAAATATCCTTTACTGTCTATATAATACTTGCCTTGATGTTTTATCATTTCTTCTTCGTCTTGTATCATATATTTTAAAGGATACATACTTTGCATAGGACTTTGTAACCTTCTTTTTCCTAAAGTATCTCCTTTCATGTTACAATCGTCTAGTACTTGGTTATCTATCCATAATATACCATCTATTAATTCGATATTATCGGTATGGACAACAAACACAGGAAAATTTATATCATTATATTTCATACTTCTTTTCAAACTTTCCGAAGGAGTAGTCATCTCCAATGTCAAAGTCACAGCCTACAGGACAATTTGGAATACTTATACCCCTATCTTTTTGTACGCACTCTCTTATTACTACACTATAAGCATCTACAGCATCTTCTTCTACTTCTGCCAATATTGAGTCATGTACTAATGCAAATATATCTGCTTTAAAGGGTAAATCTTTTAATACATTATGCGCGTCTATAGCACCTAATAAATTAATGTCTGAAGCAATAGATTGAACTAAAAAATTCAATCCCGATCTAACCTCATGACTAGCAATACCTCGATTATCTGAATTTACATTGGGTAATCTTCTTTTTCGCCCAAAGTGAGAATATATAAACCCATTCTTACTAATAAACTCAGAAGATCTATCAATCCATATTCTCAATTTATTAAATTGGTTAAAGTAATCATCAATAACTTCTTGTGCATCTCTCTTACTAAAGTATGTGCCGCTGTCTTTAGTTACTTGTTCAGATATTTTTTTAGCTCCTGCACCATACATAATTCCAAAAGTAACTGCTTTTGCAGCCTGCCTTTCTGTAGGATAATATTCTACAACCTCATCTACTGGACAACTTAGATTATATACTAGTTTAGCAATACTACTATGAAAATTGCCTCCTTCTCTAAAAATATCCATTAAATTTTCATCCCCAGAGAGAACTGCAGCAACATACACTTCTGCGGTTGTTAAGTCCATAGCAACAATTTTATTGCCCGGCTTTGCTTTTATACATCCTTTAACAATAGGATTGTCTCTAGGAATCTGTTGCATATTCATTTTACCACTAGAAGATAATCTTCCAGAG